AGACTTTCCTCATAGGCTTGTCTTAGGATGTATTGGCGACACTCAGCGTCCGTTACAAACTTGAATACAGACAGTAGCAAGTTATTGGCAACCAGAGATTCGCTTCCAGCAAAGAACCCCAAGCACCTTTTTACCACAAGCTTCTCATCACTAGACAACAGCTCACTCTTCCACTGCTCAATATCCTTAGCCATGGAAACCTCTGTAGGCATCCAGTTATTGGCTGCTCCATCAATAAACAAATCCCAAGCCCACTTATTAACGTGCGGAAGGATTTGGTTTACTACAGCAACCTTATCTGAAATAATTTCTTTAGACTTCTTCATTATTGACAACTTTCACAATCTGGATCAAGTATTGAACATGCCTGCGGCAGTTCGTCTGTATCGACCTCTGGTTCCTCTTCGACCTTTTGCTGAACTGTAGATTTTTCAAGTCTAGTTGCAGCTTTACCTCTTAAGTAGTATGTGGTTTTTAAACCTGACTCCCAAGCCTTCATGTACATATCATTTAGATATTTTAAGCTAGCCTCCTTGTTGTATAGGTTTAGGGACTGACCCATATCTATCCACTTCTGTCTTTCTGATGCACAGTCAATTATAATATTAAAATCTACATCAAAGGCGGTCATGAACTCTTCTTGAATATCTTCATCGAGATCAATCGCCATAACATCGCCATCTGCCGCCTTAAGTGCTTCAACCAATTCCTGACACCAAATTCCTTTTTTCTTTGCCATGTCAACAAAGTATTTATTTACCATAGTGAACTCACCGCTGAGAGTGGAGTATACGTATAGCATTGAGTAGTCTGGCTCGATTGATTGTGAGCATCCTTGTATATATGATATAGTCGCTGTGGGGGCAATCGCCATAACATTAGAATTTCTCATTCCATGCTCGGCAACATGTTCTCTAACTTTAGACCATTCTAAGGTCTCAAAGCTTTTTGGCTCATAGGCATTGTCGGGACTCCTTTCATTCATCATTGAACAGAAGGTGTCGATGGGGAAGTTTCCCTTAGACCACTCTGAGCCATCGTATGATTCATACGTACCCTTCTCTTTTGAAATTTTAGAGGAGGTTAATATTGCATGGTACGAAATAAACTCTTGTATCTGCCCACATAGACCTACGGCTTCCTCGGAGTTATATGGAATACCCAGTTTGTGCAAAACGTCGTGGGTTCCCATAATACCAAGCCCTACAGGTCTGTTTCTACGGTTGGAATTTCTCGCTTCCTTTGTTGGGTAAAAGTTTAAGTCTATGACATTATCTAGCCCACGGACGGCAGTTTCCACGGTTTCTTCAAGTTTTTTCCAATCAATCGTCCGGACTTTTACGTGATTTGATAGGTTTATGCTGGCTAGGTTACATACAGCGGTTTCTCCAACTTCCTCTACCTCACCACCTTTATATTTTGTAGGTTTTGTATGTAATAGTATTTCAGTACATAAATTAGAGGAGTGTACAGTCCCTTCTTGTTTATTGCTGTATCTGATGTTTGAAGGGTCTTTAAAGGTAATCCAAGGATGTCCAGTTTCATGGAGAGACCGTAACATCTTCTTCCAAAGGTCTTTTGCGCCAACCTTCCTGAAAGACTTGAGTTCTCCGTTATCTGCCATCTTCTTGCGCTTTTTATATGCAGAAGTAAATTTCTTTCCATAAACTTCGTGTAACTCTGGACACTCGGCTGGATCGAACAAATACCATTCGGCGTCCTTTGAGGCGGCATGCATGAATTCATCACAAACCCACAGGGCTGTGTTCATGTCGTGACATCTCCTCCGGTCATCGCCAGTATTCTTTCGTAGGTCTAGGAACTCCTCGACATCTAGATGCCAAACCTCAAGGTAGGCACACCCAGCACCCTTACGTTTGCCGCCCTGATTAACACCCACAAGAGTATCGTTAAAGATCTTTAACCATGGAACTAAACCGGACGACTGTCCGTTTGTGCCCTGAATATAAGACCCTGAAGAACGAACAGGTGTCCAGTCTACACCAAGACCGCCAGCGTATTTTGACAGTCTTGCCTGCCCATGAATAGTACCGAAGATACCATCAATAGAATCTTCGACCGTACTCAAGTAGCAGGAGGAAAGCTGAGAGCGACAAGTTCCACTATTAAATAACGTGGGCGTTGAAGGGCAATAGCGAAATTGGGAAATCATGTTATAAATCTCCAGCGCTCTTTCTTCCTTATTTTCTTCATTTAAGCAGAGACCCATAGCGACCCTCATCCAGAATGACTGGGGGGTCTCCATTCTGACTCCATCTATATGTATGAAGTACCTATCGTATAGGGTCTGTATTCCTAGATATTTGAACTGCTTGTCATTTTCTAGATTGATAGCGTTTGATAGATGCTTCAGATCGTATTCTAGCAGTCTTTCACTAAGTCTACCTACTTTGATCAACCTTTTAATGTTCTGAACGAATGACTTCCTATATTGAAAGTCGAAAGTATCACTATCGACAGTTTCACCGAAGACTTCTTTGTAGAGATTGTTGAGCAACATTCTTGCTGCGACGTGGGAGTAATTGGGCTCCTTTTCTATTTTGGAGCGGGTAGACATGATAAGAGCTTTGTCTATCTCAACAGTTGTGATCTTGTTGTACAACTGGAGGCTTGCGTCTAATACTACTTCACTGACTGATACGTTTTCTAAATTAACACATGCCCTTTCAACGCATTTATTGATCTTGTCTAAGTTTACATCTTGTAGTCTTCCATTTCGCTTCTTAACTTTGATGCTAGAATTCACTTACTTAAAAATCCTTTTTCCGGTCTATTTGTCCACTTCAAGATAAAAAAAGCCCGCAGCTTTACAGCAAAATAAAACTACGGGCCATGTTCTAAACTAGCTAATAACCGATTATTCGGTTACTCGCAGAGAGTCCCCAACGATCCAAGAGACGGCAATGGCTACGATGGTGTTAGCGGTCGCTGCGTCGATACCGAGGGTATCCTGCGCAACAACTACGACAACACCGCCTACTGCGGCCCAGAATCTACGGGACTTCAAACAAGTTTTCAGCTTATCCATAATGGATTTACTCCTTGAAATATGTTGATAAAAAGGCGTCCTTGCCCACGTTGTTTGTCCTTAATAAACTATTATACCACCCACACGACGGCTGTTTTATTTTTTACCACCTTCGTGCTTTTTTCTTCGTCTATCCCGTTCTGCTCTCAACCTCTTTTTTGTTCTTGTGTCCTTTTGCCGACCTCTGAGAGTCTTCCCCACTTTAGTTCTCCTTATTCTTTAATCTCTAATTCTGCTCTTAACCGAGCAATCTCAACATTAAGGCTGTTTATAGCCTTATTGTTCTCTTCCAGAGTTTCACTTAGATTCTCCATCCCGGCGAGTATTAATTGTCTATCAGCCACGTATGGCGATTGAGTTTTAATTAACTCGCTGACTTCTGCCCTAGAAACATATTCTCTTGCCTCAACTAACCAAAAGCCGACCATTAAAGTTAGGCAGCTTATAGATCCGACTGCGATGCTTCTCCAACCGTCTTTCATGTTTTCTCTCCCAAAAAAGATAAAAGAGGCGCGGGGCGAACCCCGCCACCTCAGATGATCAAAATTAGTTACGCGGTGCGTATCTCATCATAGTCTCAGTTACGGTGCCGTCACCACTGACAGACGAAGCCGTCCAGCTTTGTGGTTGCGGAGTAACGAGAATTACGAACTCACCCGGAATTGCGAGAGTCGGTCTTGCAGCGTCATCAGACGTAGCAGAAAGTGCTCCCGTGCTATCGGCGTAATTTCCATTAGCAGTCGCAACACTCGAAGACCAGTTTGTACGCTGACCAGAAACTCCAGTCGGACGCCAGTAACCAGCACGATGTGCCGTACCAAGCTTAGCACCAATTTGGTTAGAACGAACATGAATACTACGTCGTGGATGATTACTTCCACCAGATTGCAGAACATCGTCTGCGGAACCATTGATAGTAGTAGCCATTCTACGAACCATGTACTCTCCGGCAGCTTGGTAAGACCAAGTTCCACCAGACTTGGCTTTTTCGCCATGTACACTTTCTGTAGCGCCAGTTCCAGAGAGATCTCTTTTGAGACCCATGCCTAGACGATTAGAAATAGCGGCAGATGCAGATGTAGCGCCACCGTCGATAAATGTCCCGCCCTAAACCTGTGCAGGATTGGCGGTTGTTCCGTAGCTTGCAGCGACCTTATGATTGCTTACAGCCATGATAAAAAACCTTTCATGATTTGTGCTGTATTTTTTCCTTTTGTTCCTAACATATAAAATCCAGTCCTGTACTATAATATACCCCAAATTACTCGGCGGTCGAATAGAAAACCTTCCCCCCAATCAAATATTCCACTGTTTGGAAGAACTGTATTTTCTCATCTAGCTCATCTTTTGAGTCAGTTTGTTCAATAGATAAGTTACCATTTGGGAATACATAGAAAGACCAGAACTTGTGGTCAGAATCATTCAAGTCTTTTTTGGCTTGCTCTATAGTCTCTTGTGTAGCGGTGTCAAAGGCTATATCTAACAGGTAATCTTCCTGAATTGCCTTTGATTTACCGTCTAAAGACACTATCTTGTTTTGTATTAGCTGCTTTACTTGGGTGTTATTGAACAGGGTTGACTTTGTGAGCCCTATCTTAACTCTAT